ATGTTCAACACAGTGTTTCAGCCAACAACCTCACCCATCAACACACGAAAAACTGTTCGATGACTGTGCAACGCAGGAAGTAAAAACTGTGCGATGGTTAAGCTATTTTTTTATATGGTTAAATGGCGCCCAGGGGCGGGGGAAACTTAGCCTTTTCAAACAGATAGTTAGGCAAAAGTGGGACACTTGATTGTTCCACTGTTTTACTAGGTTTTTCGGAATAATTGTCCCACCGGATAGGCGAGATAGCCAACCGGAATCGCATCACCTCAAATCCACATAAACAAATAAAAACGCCGCCCCCCAAGCCAAGGGACGGCGCTAACGGCGTCCTGAAAACGCCAACATCAAATGAGGATCAAGATGCAAGATAATGTTACACTATCACACTCCGAAACGCAAGAGGGTTCGCCCTTAGATCACCCGATTGACGTGGCAATGTTCAAGGACAGACGCGCCTTGTCGATCAAGCCCAAAACCCTGTCCATCCGCGACCTGTCCACCGCCCTGCCCGCCGCCGTAAGCAAGGACGCCATGCGTCATATCAAGCTGGGCCGCTTTACGGGCGAACCAACTGCCAAAGGTTCTTACAGGCACAACGCGGCCCATGAGTCCGTCAGCGGGATTGAAGGCGACTATGACGCCGGGACAATGACCGTGGAACAGGCCGTGGATGCGCTTGCCCGCGCCGGGGTTGCCGCGATGATCTACACAACACCGTCACACCAAAAGCCCGGCAAGGGTCATCGCTGGCGCGTCCTCTGCCCTCTGTCCAAAGACACCACGCCGCCAGAACGGCAAGCCCTGCTGGCACGGGTTAACGGCGTCTTAGGTGGCACCCTCAGCGCGGAAAGCTTTACCCCGGCGCAATCGTATGCGTTCGGCGCGGTCAAAGGCGACCCGGCCCCAGACGTTCGGCTTGTGGATGGCCGCTATCTCGACCAATGCGCCGATCTTGACGCCAAAGCTATCGGCAAAGCAGCACCCGACCGTGGCGAACCCGGCGTTGCGCAGGACCTCAGCCACGACTCGTTCCGCGTGGACCGGGCCAAGGCCATGCTGGAGTCCGCCGCCGAACGGTTGGCAGGGACAGACGTGGCGCGGAATGCGGCGCTATGCCGGGAAGCCTATCTGCTAGGGGGCCTTGTCGCCAACTGCCTGCTGGACCGTGAGTCGATCCTAGACGCCCTGCTGCCCGCAATGGCTGAGTCCGGGTACACCGATGACCACGCAAAGGGCGATGTAGCAGAGGTGGAACGGGTCATTGAAGCGCAACTGCTTATCGGGTCTACCGAACCTTTCGACCCCTGCCCACAAGAAGACTTTGACGATGACGACGGTATGATGGACGACCCGAGCATTGATTACCTGCTGGGGCCTGCCCCTGTTGATCATGAGTCCACGGGGGGTCTGCCTTTTCTGACGCCCGGCCAATGCGCCGATCTGCCAGCGCGTGACTATGTGGTGAAGCGGTTGATTGCACCGGGTCAAATCGGCTGCATCTTTGGTGAACCCGGCGCGGGCAAGTCCCTTATTGCCCCCCGCGTGGCTTATGAGATTGCCCAAGGTGATGACACGTTCGGGCTGCGCACCAAATCCGGACCCGTGTTCTATGTCGCTTGTGAGGACCAAGAGGGCATGGCTGGCCGCGTGGCCGCGCTGCATATCGAGTTGGGGGACGCTGACACCTTCCACCTTTTCAACACTGTCAGCGATCTATTCTCCCCCGGCGTTATTAAGGGCAAAGGCAGCGCCGATCTGGAGGCATTGCGCAAGGCAGCGCGGCAAGTCCGCCCCCAGCTTATCGTCATAGACACGCTTGCAATGGCGATGCCGGGACTTGAGGAAAACGATGCCGCCGGAATGAACCGTGTGGTGCAAATCGGCAAGCGTCTGGCCAAGTTTGGGGCAGCGGTCATCTTTGTTCACCACGGGACCAAGGCAGAGGGCAACACGCCACGGGGCCATTCCGTGTTTAACGGGGCGTTGGACTTCTCTGTGATGGTCAAGCCCGCTGACGCGAATGGCATTGTCCGGGGAGTGATCCGCAAGAACCGCAACGGGCCACCTGATCTGGACATTGCCTTCAAGATTGGCAGCCACAGAGTCGGTGTAGACATCGACGGCGAACCCGTGGACGCACCTATCTGCCTACCGTGCGACCCCGGCCAAGAGGATAACACGGTAAAGCTGACAGAGGCCGAACGGGCAGCCCATGATCTGTTCTTGGAAATGGCAGAGAATGGACCAGTAGACGAAACGGAATGGCGTAAGCGGGCAACCGATGAATACCACGTTTCTGCCAGCGATGACCGGGACAACCGCCGCCGAGCCGTGACTCGCGCATTCAAAGGGCTGTTGAAAAAGGGCCAAATCGCTACCGCAAATGGTCTGCTGACTTTTCCATACGCCGTGGAAACCGACGACTTTGACGACGATGTAGAGGGGGCAGACCAGTGATGGCCGTGTCTCCAGATACCCGGACTCTTCGGACGAGTCCGGTCATTGTCCTGTCCGTCCGCCCCGTTGCCCCTCACTCGGAACCCGGACGGACAGGACTCCCCCCTTTAGGGGGGTCCGGCTGTCCGGTCCGATTAGGCAACCCGATTGATTGTTCTCCAAGTATTCCATGTTCCCTTGAGCGGGTCCCTCTGGGCGATTGGCTGGAGGCGGGGAGCGGGGAGCGCATCCTTTCAACCGATTTGATAATTTTGAATCGGACTTCCCCCAATGACACGGATTCAACGAAAACAGGAAAGCAGAGCAGATGACTGATTTTTCGATTGCCGATCTTTTAGGTCCGGCCCCCAGCGTGGAAATTTCCGATGACCTTGCGACCTCTGCCGAACTTGGCGAATGGCTGGGGCTGACGTCTAGCCGCGTGAACCAGCTTGCCCGCGACGCGATCCTGCCCCGTGTGGATGCACCCGGCGGCTTTGCGTTCCCGCTTAAGCAATCTGTCCAAGCCTACGCCGAGCATTTGCGCAACCGCTCCGTGCGGTCCAGCGATCCACGGCTTGCCGATGAAAAGCTGCGTGTGACTGCTGGGCAAGCGGACAAACTGCAAATCCAGAATGACAAATCACGCGGCGAATTGATTCCCGCCGCCGCCGTCCGCGCTGAGTGGCTTTCTGTTGCCGCCGATCTGCGCGCCCGCCTTTTGGCCGTCCCCAGCCGCGTCGCCGCCAAGCTATCGCTGGACCGGCCCGCGACCGCCGCTCTGGATGTTGAGATGCGCCGCGCGATGGAGTCGCTGGCCGAAAACGCAAACGAGGGGGGCAAGGGGGGTATCCACAGCACAGACTCGGACCATCCCGCCACACCTAGCGCCGCCGATACCGAAACGCCTCTGGAGGGCACAAAATGACCCATTCTGCACTTGCCCAAATCCGTGCCGAAACCTACGCCACTTTGCGACCGCCGCCGCCCGTCAATCTGCCCGATTGGATCGAGTCGCATGTCCGCTTGCCGTCCGAAGTATCCGCCCAAACCGGCCCCATGGTCCTAACTCCGGTGCAGCGCGGAATTGCGGAGGCAATGGGCGACTCCGATATTGAGCGCGTGACAGTCGTTAAGCCGGTTCGCCTTGGCTACACCTCCCTGCTGACGGCGCTGGTCGGATACTACTGTGATAGCAACCCCAGCCCGATTCTTGCAGTGCATCCAACCGAAGGTGACGCCCGGGGATGGATCGTGGACGATGTGGACCCCATTTTCACAGCATCACCCGAATTGCGCGGCCTGCTGACACTGGAGGCAGACCCGACCGGACGGTCCACATTGCTGTCCCGAAAATTTCCCGGCGGTTCGCTAAAGGTCATCGCCGCCAAGTCACCGCGCAACCTTCGACGGCACAACGCCAAGGTTTTGATCCTAGATGAAATCGACGGCATGGAGTCAGGTGCGGAGGGCAGCCCGATCACATTGGCCGAGCGCCGCACACTGTCATTTCCAGACCGCAAGATTGTAGCAGGATCGACTCCGACTTGGGAGGACACCAGCCATGTCCTGCGCCTCTATGCCCAAAGCGACAAGCGAGTCTTTGAAATCCGCTGTCTCGATTGCGACGGGTATACCGCGCCGCGCTGGGAACATATCGAATGGCAGTCCGGCAAGCCCGAAACCGCAGCGTTTGTCTGCCCGCATTGCGGCGTGGTTCAGCCCGAAACCCGCAAAGCCGAAATGGTCAATCGTGGCCGGTGGATCATCACCGCGCCGGACGTGAAGAACCACGCCGGATTCCGTACAAACGTCCTAGTGTCCACCCTGCCCGCCGCAAGCTGGGGCAACATCGCCCGCGAATTTTTGGCTGCCAAGGATCACCCCGACCTGCTGCAATCGTGGACGAACACGCTTATGGCAGAGGGCTGGAAACAAGCCGGGGAAGAATTGGACGAATCCGCCCTGGCAAACCGCCGCGAGTCCTTTTCGCTGGAGAACCTGCCGGATGAAACGCTGGTCCTCACTTGCGGCGTGGATGTGCAGCACGACCGCCTAGAATCCGTCACTTTGGCACACAGCCGGACGGATACGTTCGTGGTGGACGCCCGCGTGTTCTGGGGACCCGTGAACGAGTCCGATACCCCTTGGGCCGAATTGGACGCTTTCCTTGCGCAGACGCATATCCATCCCGGCGGGGGAATCCTGCGCATGGACGCTGTTGCCGTGGACTCATCGGACGGGCAGACGATGGACCGGGTGTTGGCGTTCTGTCAGCCCAAACTGTCCCGCCGTATTGTGCCGATCAAAGGGGCAGACGGACAACGCCCCGCAATCCGGGCAAGCGCCACCAAGGGGCAGCGGCTCTTTATCGTTGGCGTGGACGGTATCAAGGCCAACCTGACCGAACGGCTTATGCGCGGCACGTCAATCCGGTTTTCCGACACGCTGGACGCGCGATTCTTTGAAGAACTGGCAAGTGAGCGAAGAGTCGTTAAATATCAACGCGGCGCGCCGAAAGCGTCTTGGGAAAGGATTCCGGGCAAACGGGCAGAGGCATTGGATTGCGTGGTCTATGCCTTGGCCGTCCGGGGGCTGGTCGGGGTCAATCTCGACATGCGCGAACGGGAATTGGCGGACCGGGACAAAGCCGAGCCCCGGCAGAATGTTGTAAAATCGAAATGGTTAGACAGGTCCTAAGTTTAGGGTGCATGAACTGAACACAACCTGCTAACAATCGGATTTAAGTTTCACGGCATAGGTTCCGATCTACATGTTTTATGATGAAGTTAACATTTCTGGCCTACCACAGAACAGCCAAGAGGCATTTGCCGAATTTGAGACTCAAGTCCGCACTGCTTACGAGCAAAAATCTCGCAATGATCGTGATCACAGCTCGGACCAGAACGGGGACTACGTGGGGTCATACGAGCCGGAAAGGTCGTATGTCACCGCTATTCTAGCTTTTCTTGACGAATATTCGTTGGAGACTGAAATTGCGGATATATCTGACTTGGACAACGATGCATTTCTGCGTGAATTTGGCCGCTTCAAATCAAAAATTGAATACATCACAACAGGCGGTGTCAGCAAATCGTGTTGGCGCGAGGGCCTGAAGCGAGTAGCAGCCTGAGCGCTTCGAGGTAGGAGCGGTCCGCGTTATTTCGGGCGGCGTGCCAGCGGCCATATGCGGCAAGGT